CCCATTACAAGTTCACTTACGTCTGCGATGACATCCTCACCCGACTTCAATACCGCCAGTTTGATCATAAGTTATCACATCTCCATGCCATCATACAAAGAAAAAAGGGCGGTGTCAAACTGGATTGTGCCAGTTACCTCCCCGTCTGCGGCGACGATATTCAATTGTATTTATTGGGTGGTGGATTAGGGTAGTACGCTGGCAATTGGAACACCGATAAAAAGAGTCATTGCGGTGCCAATGGTAAGAGTGGCGGCTGTTAGATTCATAAGTCGTCCTCCGTAAGTACGAAACTATTTAGAGTATACTGTATCATAGTGATACACTTCTGTATCAACCGCAGCAAAATACTGTCAGTAAATCAGAACCAATCCTTTCTTTGATGATGTTTTGGGACAATTCTACCGAGAACTATCGTCAGTAACCCATCCTCAAATTCAACTGATCTAACTTCCGTATCCTCTGCCAGTGTCCAAGATCTTGTAAATGATCGTTGAGCCACTCCTCTATGGATGTATTCGGTTCCAGTTTCTCCATCTTCTCGTTGTCCTTCGACAAAGAGTTTTCCGTCTTGTGTGTAGACATTTACCTGCTTCTTCTTAAATCCTGCTAATGCAAGTTCAAGTCGAGATTCTACATTTGAGACCTGAACTAGATTGTATGGTGGATAATTTGTTGTTGTTTCATGCAACGAAAACAAACGATCAAAGTATTCATCCATACCGATGCTGTTCTTATTTATGCGATCAAGTAGCTGATCTAAATTCGCAGCATTATACTTCATGAGGTTTCCCATTTTTACTTCTCCTTTGTAAGCGAGATTTGATTGTGTGGACCCTTTCGGCATCCAATACTAATTATATCACAAAGCATAAAAAAGGGGGTGTGGTTAACCCCCTTTTAGTAGCGTATATTCCGTATGTAGCGTGTCGCGCACGAAAGAGCGACGAGTTATTTATCCTTCAAAAAAGTCAGTCACCAATAGTTTAAGGTTATCAACATCTCTGTCCTGTGGTAGTGCTCCAAGAACTTTAATTGGCCACACTTTTACTCCGGCATGTTCGAGACTTTTTCTAATAGTTTCAAACCCTTCCATAACCTGCTTTCTTTTTTTATCAAAAGTTGCCTTTTTACTGGGAGCACCACAGTGAAAAATTACCTCAGTAAATTTTCCAGTATCTTCATATGTTTTATATGCATTCATAACTGCACGATACTGATATCCTTCTTTCATGACAATTCCATACATGTCACGATCAGAATCAAATTCTCCGCCGATGACATATTCTTCTCTTGAATGATTGTCAATCCAGTCTTGTGCTTTAGGAGCTGAGGTGTACAGAATATATGGCGATTGAACACCCAGTTCCTTTAAAACTTGAGGAACAACACGATTTTCTACCTCTTTACGACGGTAGGAGTAAACTTTACGGAACTTTGCACGGATTGCGGTTTCTGTTTTTTCGATCGCTTCATCATTGACCTTTTTGATCAAAAACTTACGCATGTCGATTTCTTCATTGACACGCTTGGGAAGAAGTTCATTCTCTTGTGCTTGAACATCTTCGAGAGCATCTTCAGTCCCTTCAAGGTTGGTAAAGAACCAACCTTTTGTACCAAGAAGACGAAGTGCTTCTGCCCTTCCGTAACCATAGACAAGTTGCCACGGTTTTGCATATTCTTTTCCCCTATACTTTACTGCAGGAGGAAATTCTGTTTCATCAACCTTTGTTGCAAAAGACAACCTAATTGACTCAATTTCTGCTGCTGTATGAGGTTCTTCTTTTGTTACGTTTCCATCGATATCATCAATAAAAACTTGGTCCCACTCTAATTTAACTGTAGGGTTATTTGTTGGAGACGTAACATCCAGATGTGACCAGTCTGGAACTGGAACTTTATTAATATCTGCCGACGCGAAATAATCTGATGGGGTTGCCATTTAAAAATGCTCCTTAATTGATGACTAATGTCCTTGGTTTGGAGAAAAGAACGCTATGCGAATCTTTTAACCACGATCTAATTATACAACTTTTGTTAGAGAGTTGTCAACTCTGTTACGAATTCGTAACAATCAACTCTCTTCTGTAGTTTTCCCTTTCTTGCCAATATTATATTTTTGCTCCAGAATCCATTCGCCCTTGTCTTTGTAGGCAAGGACTTTAATTTGATTCAGTGGTGCAATATCTGAAACAGAGTCTTCTTTAACTACTGAGATGAGACCCCAGTCAGCAAGCAAACGTGTAATACGATTGCGTCTCTGAACATCATTAACAGTAAGGTTAGCATGTTTTCCGTCCAATGCAAAGAGCTCTTTGAAGTGAACGATGAAATATCTGCCTTGTTTGTGCAAAATGTGACAGGATTGATAGAGTTTCTTCTCCTTACGGGATGCAACTCCGATTCTGGTTAGCGTTTCTCTGACTTTCAGAAAATCATCAGGTTCATTCAAAAGAACCTCCACCATCTGATCTTGAGACCAATCAACCGTAGGTTCTACAGTATTAGTCATTTCTGTCCTCCAATGTCAAGTCGTTGTTTAATAAAGTTAATCTGTTCTTTAGTCAGGATTTTCAGAGCTTGAGATGCTTTTTCATTACTATAACCATAGTATTGTTTGACGCTTTCCAGGTCCGTGACTTTATCCTTTCGGAGCCAGGGAGAGAATCTCTTCTTTTTCCTGAGACTATTTAGATAAAAAGAATATTGCATATCTTTATCAAGAAAGTTATACCTATTCATTTCATTGGCGAACATGACACAATCAAGGTGCCCAGACAGACAACGATTAATAATATATGGAGGGTAAGAGCTAATGTTCTCACTGAGATCCTCCTTATTGAAGTTGATTGAATTTAACCAGTCTTTGAGTTCCATTATCTAATAATTTGAATTTCATCATCATCAGTCCAGAGTTCTACTTTGTTTCTGAACCTACCTTCTGCTTTGAGTTTTTCATATCTCTTAGTTGCTTTCTTCTTCCACCAGGCAATAATGTTCTCAAGATAGAACTTGTCCCAGTTAGGACCACGAACCAATTTCTCCTGCTCACCAAGAATTACTTCTTTGACATTTGAATATCCATATTCACAGAAGTAAGTTCTCTTCTTCTGAGTGAGAGATAGTGCAGTCTCTATTACTGAATTGAACTGCTCCAGTTTTTCATCCATCCCGTATTCCTTCAGAGAGTTACGGGTGATAGAAATCATCTTTGTCTGACGCTTCATCTTCTTGGATGATGCTTTCTTGTCAGTCAAAGGTTGGTTGTTGTTCCACACAGTAAACCGATCATGAAGACGATGGAATGCCTCATCATGAAGCAGAGGCAAGAACTTACTCTCAGTCAGTCCCTTGTACCTCATGAATGGTTTGAGGCCATCGTACTGTGAGGCATCCGTTGTGGACCCGTAGAGAGACGTGGTTTCAAACAGGGCAATATCCTTCTCAAAGACTTCGTTCAGCGTCTCACGGGCATAGTGAGAGCAGCACAGGAGAGCAAGGAGTTTACCTCCAAGATAGTTATAACCAAAAGGTTGAGAAGGAACAATAACGAACCCCATCGCCGCATGACGATTGAAGATCCTAAGATCAGGTGCCTGACCTAACCAAATGTTTCTTGGTTTGGAATTGATAGTGGGAGATCCGAAGCGGATAAATCCAAGACAACTTTGTGTCTTCTTCTCAAAAATCATCCAACGCAATTCTCTACCAGGGATGTTGCTCTCATTATTATGAGAAGACACTGCCCTCAATAGATTGCCATAGTGTTCCTGTGGTACTGACTGCTGAAAGCGAGCACCAACAAACTTGATATCAAACTCCATCTCTTGCGGATGAATGTCTTCGTTGAAGAACTCATCATGAAGTGGTGCAAGAGAACTTGTGGACTTGATTACTTCTTTTTTCACAAAACGCAGATAGTCCTCAATATTTCCCATCTGAGAGAAATACTTGATGAATTCGTCTGCGGCCCAAACGGCATCATCATTAGATATGATCATCAATAAAATTTAGGTTCATTATCAGGTGTTGCACGGAGAAGAACTCCATCAACCTTTTGAAGTAGTTCTTGCATACCCTGATGCAGAACACGATATCCAGTGCCAACATAAAGTTGACCCAGAACTACTGCAACAGTACAGACTCCCCAGAAGAGATAATAGTGAGATGATTTCACTTGTGCTTTCCTCTTAATCTTTTGGTTTTTCATTTAAATTCACACTCCACCATAATTTCAGTTAGACATGCAAGCATATTTATTTCCTGATCCGCAACGAATGCCATTTGATACTGATACTTAGCAAGAGTAAGAACAGCAGCAGGAATACTACTCGGAACCATGGAATCATAACAAGCATCGTAAATACGACGCAGAAGTAGATTAGTATCGTTGTCCAGGTTATTGACGATCCATTTACGTACTTCGGGAAAATCTTTCTCTTTAAGTTTCTTAACCAGGTCATTTACTTTTACATCACTAAAGGTTGCAAGAATGCCGGAGTCAATCTTACCACTTGAGGAGTAACGCTGACATTCGTTAAGAACACGTCGCCAATCAGGGAAGTGCTTGTTGATCAGTTCTACCAGGACCTTGTTATCA